GGTGGTGCTGGCGCACGAGGAATACTAGGTTATTCTTTTACTTCCGGAGGTTCCGGAGGGGCAGGTTATAGTGTTGCTGGAGGAGGCCCATTTGGAGGCACAGGCGGCGGCTATGGTGGCGGTGTAGGCGGCTCAGGTGGAGGTTCAGGTGCTGCTGGTGCTGGTGGAGCAGCTGGAAACTCAAACGGAAGTCCCGGAGGAGGTGGTGCAGCAGGTGCTGCTGGCTCAACAGGTGCTACAGGCTCTGCTGGCTCAATTGGAGCGTATGTCTCAGGAAACTCTAATGTAACATGGATAGCGACAGGAACGAGAAACGGAACATCATCATGAATCTAAAATACAAAATTATTGAAGTTAATACAAACGAGCACTCAGTTGTTGTTCGGTTTTACACAGATGTTATTACAGAAGAAATGCTCGCAACCGACATTCTTGACGGAGTAATACGCAGATGTCGAACAGACTATTCTATTGACTTGCCTCTCCCTTTGCCAACAGGAGACGATTTAAATGCGTACATTGTTGCTCGTGCGCCTGTAGTTTGGTTAGAAACTCAAGAAGCTGTTTTAGACCCTAATGTAGATACATCGCTTTCAAGCGTGTTGTCTCTGCTTAATGTTGAAAATACAGTAGAAACACAATCAACACAACAAACATCTAGCACTATTCCTGTGACTACTCCTTAATTATGGCAGCAGCTACAATACAACTAGGGTGCGTTGCAAATCTATTTTCTAGAATGATGCACTTTGAGAAAGCAGGAGATATAGAGCAAGGACATACTCATCAGTTTGACCACTTAACTCTTTTAGCTACAGGCTCTTTAAAAGTAACAGTTGATGGTAATATCTCGGAATTTAAGTCTCCACATATGATTTATATTAAGGCAGATAAAACCCATGAACTAGTAGCATTAGAAGATAATACAGTTGCTTACTGTATTCATGCTTTGCGAACAAAAGATAACACTGAAATTCTAGACCCAAGCATGATTCCTGCTGGAGTAGACCCTCTCAGTATGTCAGGTAAACTTGTAAATATTGAGAGTGCATAATGACAGCAGATGAACGCCTAGAACTAATAGCAGACTTAACAGCTGCTTTAAAAAGCTCCTCCCATCTCTCTGAAGAAGAACAGCAATGGGTACGCCTAGCAATTAGGAAAGAAGCTCAAAGCATCTCCCTACGACAAGCAATTATTGAGAAGACATTAATTGGTTTAGTTTGGATGGGAATATTGGGGATTTTTTATGTATTTAAAGAATTTCTATTCAATCACGGAATTAACTAAAGGAAACACATGAAAGCTATGCCAATGCGAGGTCAGCGTACAGCTACCCATAAAGCCAAAAGCAAAACCGAGAAGGTTATGAAAGAATATAAAGAGGGAACCCTCCATTCAGGCAAAGGTGGCCCTGTAGTTAAGAATCCAAAACAAGCAATTGCCATTGCCCTCTCAGAGGCAGGTAAAAGCAAACCTAAGAAGAAATAAACATGGCTTTACCAACTTTCCTATCACTGGTGAATGATGTTCTTGTTCGCTTGCGTGAGCCAGAAGTTACCACTGTCAACGAGAACTCTCTATCTAAACTGGTCGGTAAGTTTGTAAACGATGCTAAACGACAAGTTGAAGACAGCTACGACTGGAACGCTCTTACCACAACATTGACAGCCAGCACAACTGATGGTGTGTTCAACTATTCTCTTGTAGGTACAGGGTCTCGTTTTAAGCTCATTGAGATTTATAACAATACAAACCGCTACCACTTAGAGAGCCGTGACGGTATTAGCATGACTCAGAGCTTCTTGAGCAGTGCTTCTCCTCAGAAAGGCCCTCCTAACTACTACAACTTCAATGGTGTCGACAGTAACGGAGACACACAGGTAGACCTCTTCCCCATTCCTGATGGTGTCTATAGCATCTTCTTCAACATCTACCAGCCACAAGCTGAGATGACATCAGACTCAGCAACAATGCTTGTTCCTAAAGAACCTGTTGTTTTGTTGGCTCTTGCTCGGTCGTTAGTAGAGCGTGGTGAAGACGGCGGCTTAAGAAATAGCGAAGCATTTGCAATCTTTAACCAAGTATTAGCAGACTATATTGCTCTTGAGAATAGTCGTTATCCTGAGTTAGATAGCTGGAATTGGGCATGACACAACAAATACAAACTTATAGCATTACAGCTCCCGGCTTCTTTGGACTAAACACACAGGACAGCAGCTTAGACCTAGCTTCTGGTTTTGCTCTTGTTGCTAATAATGCAGTGATTGATAAGTTTGGTCGTATTGGTGCTCGTAAGGGGTGGTCTCCACAGAACACAACAAGCACTCCCTTAAATGGTGCGACAATTCGTACAATAGCTGAACATATTAGCGATGACGGTACGCCATACACAATGGCAGCTGGCAATAACAAGGTGTTTAAGCTAGATAGCGGTGCTCTTGTAGAAATGACATATGGAGGCGGTGGAACGGCCCCTACCATTACAGGAGACAATTGGAGCGTGTGTCATCTAGGAGGAGCAGCATATGCCTTCCAACGAGGCCATGACCCCTTAGTCTTTGATTCTGCCCTCTCCACTACAACCTATCGCCGTATTAGTGAACTATCAGGCTATAACGGCACAGTTCAGCAATCTAACTTCTGTATGGCTGCTTTTGGTCGTGTATGGAATGTAGACACAACCTCTGATAAAAGCCTAATCCAATGGAGTGATATTACCCACCCTGAGAAGTATGCTACAGGAACTGCTGGAACACTAGACACAACAACTGTTTGGCCTAATGGCAATGACACTATTGTGGCCCTTGCTGTACATAATGACTTCTTGTTCATTCTAGGAACTGAGAATATATTAGTATATTCAGGAGCAAATAATCCCTCAACAATGGTGTTGTCTGATACAATTACTGGTATCGGGTGTATTGCTAGGGACAGTGTTCAGAATACAGGTACTGATGTCATTTTCTTGTCTAAAACAGGTGTACGAAGCATCCTCCGAACCATTCAGGAAAAGAGTGCTCCATTCCGTGACTTAAGCAAGAATGTCCGTGACGACTTGATGCGAGCATTGGACGGTAGTGATTTAAGCCTCGTAAAGAGCGTATACAGCCCCTTAGAGAGCTTTTATCTTCTCACTGTACCCTCCCTAAGCATTGTCTATTGTTTTGACCTAAAACAGGCTCTACAGGACGGTAGCTCACGAGTGACAACATGGGACTCAATGACCCCTGCTTGTTTCTGTAGCCGTAGGGATGGTAGCCTCCTAATCGGTAAAGCTGGATATGTCGGTAAATATACAGGCTATTTAGACAATGAATCTAGCTATCGGTTTCAATACTTTACTAACCATACTGACCTTGGACAGCCTTCAGTTACTACTATTCTGAAGAAACTATCAACAGTTATTATCGGAGGTAGCGACCAATATGTAACAGTTAAGTGGGGATATGACTTCACAGGTAATTATTATGCACAAAACATAAAAATTCCTACACAAAGTGTTGCATATTACGGAGTTTCAGAGTATAATATAGGTGAGTATACAGATGGAACAGCATTGACAACTATTGTAGCCTATCCGACAGGAAGCGGCAAAGTAGTGCAAACAGGGTACGAGAGCGAGATTTCGGGTAGTGCTTTAAGTATCCAAAAAATCGAGATACACGCCAAGAACGGCAAGATTGTTTAAGGACACACATGACAGATTATACAAAAAGTACAAACTTTGCATCTAAGGACAGTCTCTCCACAGGGAATGCTCTAAAGATTGTTAAAGGCACTGAGCTTGATACGGAGTTTAATAACCTCGTAACGGCTGTGGCTACAAAGGCTAATAGCCTCTCTCCTACATTTACAGGCACTCCTGCTGCTCCAACAGCTTCTTTAGGAACAAGTACAACACAACTTGCTACTACAGCTTTTGTTATTGCCAACGCCTCCCCATCAGGAACTGTTACAATGTGGCCCACAGCAACAGCCCCTACAGGGTTTTTGTTATGTGCCGGAACAGCTGTTAGTCGTAGCACCTACGCTGCTCTGTTTGCCATCCTCGGAACTGCTTATGGAGCAGGAGATGGAAGCACAACATTCAACCTACCAAACTTCAACAACCGAAGCCCCATTGGTGCTGGTGATTTATACACAGCAGCTCAGACAATAGGTTCTAAAGATGCCGTAACAGTAGCGCATACGCACACAACTTCAGTTACAGATACAGGCCATACACACCCATTTACAGCATCTGTTAGTACTTATGGGCCACGAGGAGGGTCAGGCGGTGAGTATTGGGGAGCATCTCCAAGTTCATCTACGACAGGAAGCAACTCAACACCTATTGGACTTAGTGTCACTGTTGATTCTTCAGGTTCTTCAGGTACTAATGCAAACTTGCAGCCTTCCCTTGGTGTATTCTTCATTATTAAGACATAAATATGGCACAACTATTTAGCTCCGGAACATCTCCTGAATACTTAAAAGCAATGGCGGATGCCTATGCAATGTATTTCCCTCAACAACAAACATATAACCCTCAGACACAGCAAACAACTACAGGGACATTAACCCCTGAGTATCAACAGGCTTTGCAGCAATGGTATGGAGCTGCTGGTGCTGCCCCTACTGCTGTTGTCCCTTCTCCACAACAACAAAGCATTGTTGGCGGGTTGTTTGAAGACCTCTACCCACAGACACGAGGAAGCGGTGGAGGTTCAAACCGTGGCGAATCAATGGGGCCAGCATATGCAGGGCCAAGCACACAATCTATTGCTGAAGGTTTAGCAAGTGCGGGTATCAACTATGGTAATGTTCTAGGTGGAATGTTGCCCGGTGGATGGCTGACAAACCTGCTTGGTCAGAAATACATTGATTATCGAATCTCTGATGCAGCAGCCAACGGAGGCCCAACAGGAACTTACACAGGCTATGCAGCCTTTGGAGACCGTCCTAACAACACAATGACAGAAGCACAAACTATGGCTGCTATTGCAGGTACAGGTGGTGGCCCATTGAGTGGAGAAGCCTTTGGAGGAGGTGGAGGCTACAGCAGTCCAATGGGAGGCGATGCTGGCTCATCAGGAGCTTTTGGTGGTGGCTTCGGCTACGGCAACACAGGTGACCGAGATAGCATGGGTAACGACACAGGTCGTACAGGAACCTCATTTTAAGGAAACACAATGGCAATAGGCGATGTAACAATTAGTGCAGACCAGTATGCTGCTCTTACAAACAAGACACCCAACACTGCTGGCAGCACCATTGGTGGAGGTCTCCTAAACGCATTGGGAGGCTATCTAGGAGGACAGAGTGCTACCAATGCAGCTAACACAGCTGCTCAACAGCAATATACTGCTGCTTCAGGTGCTCAATTCAAGCCTGTAGGAATCACCTCTAGGTTTGGTCAAAGCGGCTACAACTACGATGCTAATGGACGACTCATTGGGGCTGGCTATCAAGCTGCCCCTGATGTTGCAGCAATGCGAGAAGGAGCCATTCAGCAAGCAGGAGGCTACTTAGGGCAAGCAGGACAAGGGGCAATGGCAACAGCTCCTGCGTCACAAGCTGTTCAGAGTATGTTTAGCCTTGGAAATCAATACCTAGCGACTAGCCCACAGCAAGCTGCTCAGGATTGGATGACAAGCCAACAAGCTCTGTTGCAGCCTTCTCGTGATTATTCATATGGACAGCTTCAGCAGGGTTTACAGAACACAGGCCGAGCTGGTTTGTCTGTAGCACAGGGAGGCAACCTCGGAGCTGCCAATCCAGAGGCTCAAGCCTATTACAACGCTCTTGCACAACAGAACGCACAACTAGCTGCTTCTGCACAAGAGCAAGGACGACAAGCCACTCAGTTTGGTGCTGGTTTGGTTGGTACAGGTCTCAACACCCTGTCAGGCACATATGGTGCTCAGACAGCTGCTTATAACCCCTATACAGCTGCTATGGGAGCAGCTACAGGCTTAGAGAGCCAAGCTGCTGCTCCTATGGCTGTCAGTCAGGCTCTTGGTACAGCGGGTGCGGATGCAGGTTATAAGGCAGGTGTTTTAAACAACATTGGTACAGCTTCACAGGCTCAGGCTAATGCGTACAACCCTTGGCAGTCTGTCCTACAGGGAGCTGCTTCTAACCCTTCAGTGATTAGTGGCTTAGGCGGTTTATTTGGTTCTTGGCTCAGTTAAGGAAACAACATGGCAATAACAGGTTTATTTGGAAGCTCCCCTTACGAGCTACAACAAGGACGACAAGCACAACTAGCCGCAGCAGCAGATGCTTATGGCAAGACCAACCCCAATGAC